ACCACCTGTACAAAAAAAACAATTACTAGAAGGTAACTGGGATGTTTCTGAAGGTGCTGCATTTGTAGAGTTTGATTATGATACACATTGTATTGACCCATATGAGTTACCTAAGAGATGGGAACGATTCAAAGGTATTGACTATGGATATGCATCTGAGTCTGCAGTTATATGGGCTGCATTAGACCCACAAGATGATACACTAATTATTTATAGGGAGTTGTATCAAAAAGGATTAACTGGTGAAGACTTAGCAAAGAAAATTTTTGAATATGAAAGAGAAGATAAACTATCTGTAAGTGGAGTGTTAGATAGTGCAGCTTGGGCAAGGACTGGAACAACAGGACCAACAGTAGGAGAAGCATTAACTATGGCTGGTCATAAACTTAGAAGAGCTGATAAAAATAGAATACAAGGTAAGATACAAGTACATGAAAGATTAAAGTTAAATCCAAAGGGTAGACCTAGATTACAAATATTTAAATCATGTCCAAACCTTATAAGAGAATTACAGGGAATACCTGTAGATGCAAACAAACCAGAAGATGTAGATACTAAAGCACCTGACCATGCATATGATGCATTAAGATATTTAATAATGTCTAGACCTAGAAGTATTAGTTCTTATGAACAAATGCAACAGATAAAAAAGTGGACACCTTCTGACCCAACATTCGGATACTAATATGAAAGAAATGAGAGAAACAATAATAAAAAGTTTACTTAGACACGCAGAAGGACACATAGAAAAACATTGTGCTAATATAGAAATTTATTTAACTAACCCTGCAGGGATAGGAGAACATCCTGATATATTAGAAGCAATTGAAAAAGAGTTAGCTGTGATAGCTGAGTATGAAGACCAAATATCAATTATAAGAAAATATTTTAGTTAATGCCTTTGTATACTTTTAGAAATAAAAATACAAATGAAAAATATGATAAACAAATGTCATATGAAGAGTTACAAGAATATTTAAAACAAGAAGATATAGAACAAGTATTTAAAATTAATATATACAGATATTCAGATAACAATGGTAATAAAGACCAGTTTACTGAATGGGCTAGAGACCCAAATATAAATGGTGATGGTGGTTTTCAAACATATGGAAAAGCCAGAACAGATAATGACAAGAGACTAGATGATAAAGAGAAAAATTAAAATAAACCCTAGGGCTAAAAGAGAAATAGATAGATATCCTATGGTTGCTGTATACTGGCTCGATATTTGCTCGGACAGCTCATGGCAATCTATTGAAGGATGTAAGAAAGCAAAACTACCTGTATGTGTTACTAAAGGACATCTACTTACTCAGAAAGGTGGTATCACTAGAATATTTGGTGACTACTCACTAGCTGATGAAGAGTTAGGTAAGATTGAAGAGATAGGTAATACAACTATAATTCCTAATAGTGTTATAGTTGAAATCAAGAAAATAAGTTGACAAGGGTATAGAATATCTGTATTATTACAGTAAGGGGAATTATTTATGGAATACAACAATGTTTCTTCTATGGATTCTGAAAAGGATAACAGAGAAGATAAGATAGAACCTTTAGTAGCTGAGATTAATTATAAGTTTAAAGCTGCATCTGATAAAAGACAAGATGATGAAGATAGATGGCTTCAAGCTTATCATAATTACAGAGGTAAATATTATAAGAATATTCAGTTTACTGAAAGAGAAAAGTCTAGAGTATTTGTTAAAGTAACTAAGACAAAAGTTTTAGCTGCCTATGGACAAATTATAGATGTACTATTTGGTACAGGTAAGTTTCCATTAATAATTCAAGAGACAAAAGTTCCAGAAGGTATTTCAGAATATGCTCATATGAATCCCATGAAAGAAAAAATGGGTGATGAGAATATGCAACCTACTCCAGGCATAGAAGGTAACATGGATTATACTCCAGGTGAAACTATGGAAATGAATAATGGTGGTTTAGGTTTTCCTGGTGATGGAAATGAATTAGCTCCTGGTGCAACTTTTGATACTTTAAATCAAAATGCTAAGTTAGGTTCATTAAAAGATAAATATGAAGAAGCAGATTTAACTGATGGTCCTTCTCCTCTTCCAGAATTTTCTCAAATTAAACCAGCTCAACTTGCTGCAAGACAATTAAATAAATTAATTGAAGACCAACTAGATGAATCAAATGCAAATATTATTTTACGAAATGCAATATTTGAATCCTGTTTATTAGGAACAGGAATTATAAAAGGTCCATTTACTTTTAATAAAACTTTACATAAATATAATTTATCTGGTAATGGTAATGCAAGAGAATATGCACCAGAGTTTGTTAAAGTTCCAAGAATAGAATTTTGTAGTGTATGGGATTTTTATCCTGACCCTAATGCTAGAAGTATGGATGAATGTGAATATGTAATTCATAGACATAGATTAAATAGAAATCAATTTAGAGATTTAATTAATAGACCTTATTTTTCAAAAGAAAAAATTGAAGAGTGTTTAGCTATGGGTGGTAACTATACTAAACAAGATTGGGAAACAGATTTAGATTTAGAAAATAATACTTATGGTGATATAGAAAAAAACCGATATGAAGTTTTAGAATATTGGGGAACTATAGATGCTATGACTGCAAGAGAATATAATCTTGAATTAGATGAATCAATATCTGATATGTCAGAGATACAAGTTAATATTTGGACAGTCAGAGGTAAAGTAATTAGAATTGTAGAAAATCCATTTAAACCTTTTAGAATACCTTATCAAGCTTTTAATTATGAAAAAAATCCATATCAATTTTTTGGAATAGGTGTTCCAGAAAATATGGATGATGCTCAATCAATTATGAATGGTCATGCAAGAATGGCTATTGATAATTTAGCATTAGCAGGTAATTTAGTTTTTGATATAGATGAATCAGCTTTAGTTAATAATCAAAGCATGGAAGTATTTCCAGGTAAGATATTTAAAAGACAAGCTGGTGTTCCAGGTCAAGCAATATATGGAATTAAGTTTCCTAATACTGCTCCAGAGAATATGCAGATGTTTGATAAGTTTAGACAACTTGCAGATGAATCTACAGGAATACCATCATACTCACATGGACAAACTGGAGTACAAAGTATGACAAGAACAGCATCAGGTATGTCAATGCTTATGGGTGCTGCATCATTAAATATAAAAACAGTAATTAAAAATATTGATGATAGTTTAATTAAACCTTTAGGAGAATCTATGTTCCAATGGAATATGCAATTCTATGAAGGTGAGTTACCTATCATTGGTGATTTTGAAATTAAAGCAACAGGTAGTTCTTCTTTGATGAGAAAAGAAGTTAGAAGTCAAAGACTAACAATGTTCTTACAAACAATTCAAAATCCACAAATTGCTCCATTTGTTAGAATATCAGAAGTCATTAAAGAATTAGCATACTCTTTAGATTTAGACCCTGATGAAATATTAAACTCTAAAGATGAAGCAGAAATCCATGCTAAAATTATAGGATATCAAAATAATGTTAACCAAGGAACTAGCCCTCAAGCTGTTGACCCTAGTCAACTCGGAGCAATGGCAGAGTCTGGAGGAGTACCTCAACAAGGTGCAGGAGCAGACAACACAGGAAATGGCGAAATCCCAGAACCTACAGATAATCCACCAATGCCAGGGCAGATGGAATTTTCTGGAACGACTGAAGAACCTGCCTAGTCAAGTAAACGAATTAAAGAAAAGTGTTGACTAATTACACTTGCGTTGTTATAATAACAACTAAGGATTAGAATTATGATGAAAAAGAACAAACCTGTCAATATGGCTACTGGTGGACTTATGTCTATGCCACCTTTTATTAAAGATAAAGCTGATGAAAAAGATAAGGGTATTACTCCATATGATGTTAATACACCTAAAGAAGCTAGACAAGGTTTACCTTCAAGATTAGTAGCACCCTCAAGAACAAGATTTAATACTGGTGGTAATTTAGATTTAGATGGTAGTGGAGATACTACTATGAAAGATGTATTAATTGGTAGAGGTGTTATAGATGCAGATGGTAATATGATTTCAAAAAATAAAAAAGCTTATGGTGGTTTAATGAAAAGACAAAAATTTGCAGCAGGTGATAGACCAATTTCTCCTGTAGATTTACCAGATGAAGATGATATGAATCCTGATGATGGTTATCCATTACCAGGTTCAGATAAAATGGCAGGTGGTAATTCAGCTAGAGATAAATTAATTAATGAAAAAATTAATCAATTAGAAGCTAGAGCAAGTCTTGTTGATGACATTTCAGAAAAAAGTAAAATTGAAAATGAGATTACAAAATTAGAAGGAATGAAATCAACTAATATTAAAACTGCAGCTACTGGTGGATTAATGAAAATGTCTATTGGTGGTGAAGCAGGAACTTCTGAAAGATATGATAGACGAAGAGACTATCAAGCTTATGCAGAAGGTGATATGGTTGAAGATGAAACATTAATGTCTCCACCAGATATGAATCCAATGGCAGAGACTTCTATGGAAATGGAAGCAGAAGATAATATGGATATGGAAGATATGGGAGATATGGATGGTGTAGTAGATACATCAGCATTATCAGCAGAAGAAGAAAAAGTTGTAGATGATGCAGTAGAAATGTTTCCAGAATTAGAAGGTATCATTCCAAAAATAGTAGCAACAGAATTTACAGAAGATGGAGAAGTAGAAGGACCAGGTACAGGAACTTCAGATTCCATCCCAGCACTTTTATCAGATGGTGAATTTGTATTTACAGCAAAAGCAGTTAAATCTATTGGTGTAGACAAATTAAGAAAAATGATGAAAGACGCAGAAGCAGCTTATGATGCAGGAATGCAAAACCAAGAAGCTGATGCTGCAATGGCTGAATAACAGAATTTATAGAGAGAGGTAACTCTATGGATAGACAAGCTACCTTCTAGAAATAGAAGCCCTTGTAGTTTTGTTTTTAAACCTAAACACCTACCTTAGCTACCTTCAGTTAAGAAGCCCTAAAGGAGGACAATATGAGTGAAGAAAACAAAGAAGGAAGAAACGAAGCCCAAGCAAATCCTTACAACATGAATAAGTCTTGGCATACTGATAAAGTAATGCCAACTGAACTTAAGAATGCTGATAGTGGATTGTTTGTGCCAAACCCTGATAGTAATAGAAGTGAACCAGAAGCTACTGCTCAAACGAGTAACCCAGAAGGTTCTACAGAAAATACTACAGCAACTATGGATAAGGTCCAAGATTCTGCATTAAATGTAGAAACTAACCCTTATAACAAAGTTGATTACAAAAAAAGATATGACGACCTAAAACGATATTATGATAGGAAGTTAGGTGAGTGGACATCAAAGGAAACAGACCTCAAGACACAGTTAAGAGAGAATAGACCTAAGTATACACCACCGAAATCTAAAGAAGAGTTAGACTCTTTTAAGAAAGACTACCCTGACATATATGGAGTTGTGGAAACTGTATCTCACTTGCAATCTGAAAATCAGATGTCAAGTCTACAAGAAGAAGTTGAATCTTTGAAAAAGCAAAACAATGCTTTAGCTCAAAGAGAAGCTCAACTAGAGTTAGCGAGAATACATCCAGACTTTAATAATATTAAAGAATCAGATGATTTTCATAGCTGGGCAGACTCACAACCCATGGAAATTAAATCATGGATTTATGAGAACAACTCTGATGGTAAACTTGCTGCAAGAGCAATCGACTTATATAAGAAGGACCGAGGATTTGGTTTAGATAAAAAAACTGAGAAAAAAGCTGCTACGCAAAATCAAGGTGCAGACTTGTTAGTTAAAACTAATGAACAAGTACAAGTACCTTCATCTAACGAAGTTGTTTTTAATCGTTCTGATATTGAAAAAATGTCAGATGCAGAGTTTATGGAATACGAAAAACAAATTCTAAAAGCTCAAAGAGAAGGAAGAGTTAGATAACTTTTCTTTCATTTTTTATTAACCAATAACAACAAAGGAGTATAATCATGGCTAAATTCGCTGGTGGTTCAACTTATAACTTTGCTTTGTCTGGAAATCAGTCGAATGGTTTCTTCATTCCTGAAATCTATTCAAAGAAAGTGCAAATAGCTCTTAGAAAATCTGCTGTTGCAGAAGCAATCTGTAATACAGACTATATGGGTGAAATTGCAAACTTTGGTGATACAGTAAACATCATCAAAGAACCTCAAATAACTGTTAATGACTACACAAGAGGTCTAACAGTTAACTCAACTAACTTAACAGACGCAGAACTTGTTCTTACAATTGACCAAGCTAAGTCTTTCTCTTTCAAACTAGATGATTTAGAGAGAAGATTTTCTCATGTCAATTTCCAAGCTATTGCTTCAGACAATGCTGCATACAAACTAAAAGATGCAATGGATAGTAATATCCTTACAGCTATTAGTGCAGGTGCTGGAGTAACAACTGGAATGGGAACAACTGGAACTCC